TCGGTAATCTGACGGACAGTAGACCGCAACTGGGTTGCGGTCATTTGATTATACGCCATCAGCACCATCCTTTAATGAAGAACGCAAATGCCCCATGCACAACTCTGTGCCCTTGGCTCGCATACCTTCACAAGTATCCTCATTAGCCGAACACTTGTTACCACGCCCCACATAGGGTCCACTGGGGGCAGCAATACGTGCCCCAGCAGAAGCAGCCAAACGCTGCCCACTGACAGGGGCACCGTATAATGAATGGGCGGGGACAGAACCTTGAATACTAGTCATCAACTATACGATTCTGTTCCTAATTACTTGAGTTTCTTAATGCCTTTAAGTCCCCAAAACTCAGCATACTTCTTAGCAGCCTCAATATCCTTAGGTTTCTTGGATGCTTTTGCTTTAGCAAGCATTTCATTATATTTCGCTACCTTACGGTCATTCTCACGAATCTTAATGTTCTCAGCATTTCTAGCCTTGTTTTCGGCAGTACGTCCGTCACGAGTAGCCCTGCTAGAACCACGCAAGCCACGATTAGACATGCTGGCTGCATCATTACGTGCTTGTCCACGCAATAAGTCGCCTTCATACTGACCCTTGTTTGGTTTAGGTGATTCAGTCACACCAGTTCTAGGAGTCTTTGAACGCCCAACGCCACTGTAAGTGCGTTGTGCGTCACCAGGTTTAACTGGTCCATCGGTCATAGTTCTTTGTGTTACACCACGTGGTTCACGTGGTGGTGTGGCTGCTTCTTTAATAGCGTTAGCAACCTTTTGTTCTTTAGCCCTAAGTTTTTCAGTAAGTCTCTTGTAACCAATATCATCTTTATATTTGCCACCCTTTGCTGCTTTAAAATCAGCGAGTTCTTTACGAACATCTGCCAACTCTGCTTGTGCAGATTCAACTTTAGTTTTAGGTTTTGGTGTTGCAGGTGGTTTGGAAGATGGTTTAGGTGTTGGTTTAGGAGCAGCAGGTTTAGGTGCTGGAGTAGTAGGCTTAGGTGCTGGTTTAGGTTTTGGTGTTGGTTTAGGTTTAGCACCTTTGGCACCTTTAGCCCCAGCCTTAACTGCATCATCAGCCAACTGTGACAAAGTCTTAGCCTTTCCTGCTGCCTTAATCGCAGCGGCAGTACCTTTAGCACCAGGAATAGGAATCATGCTTGCAGCAGCCAAACCCAAACCAGCAACGTTTTTATTCTTAACATCTTTACCAATTTGTTTAGCAGTAGATTTTGCTGCACCAAAAGGATTAGTTACAGTATTAGCAGCATCTTTAGCAACTGCTGCACCAACACTACCTACACCTTTAGCGATGCCACCAACACGGTCAAAGAAACTTTTACCCTTAGAACCCTTGTTGCCTGAACCTTGCCCAGTACGAGTTACTTTTTCTCTTGCCGCACCAACAGAAGCACTGCTAGTACGGTTTCCCGAACCCATACCCGAAGTAGTTTTAGTACGATTACCTGAACCCATACCAGTTTTAGTTACTTGATTACGCTTATATTCAGTAACACTTGGCTTAGGCTTTTTTGTATTAAACTTATCGTATGCCTCTTTACTTGGCTTACCTTTAGTTTTTGCTTTATTGTAAGCGTCAGTAACAGTCATTGGCTTCTTAGGCATCAGGTTTTCCTTTAATTAACGGCTAGACGCACGTGAAGCGGATGGTTTACTTGGACCATTGCCAGTCGTAGTAGTTTTTTTCTTTGGTGGCAAAACGTAAGGACCAGCATTAGCAGACGTAGCAGACCCAGTAGACTTAGTAAAGAAACCTGCCTTTAAACCACCAGCCTTTGGTGCTTTCTTTTTTACACCCTTAGGTGAACCAAGCGCAACATAAGCAGCACTACGGTTAGCAATAGCAGTAGTAGCAGCCTTAGAGTTTTTAACCTGAGTAGCCGACGGTGCTGCAGCCTTCTTTGCTGGAATAATATACGCACCAGCGTTAATAGATTTGGTTACTGGCTTAACAATAGGTTTGTTTGCTGGAGTAACAATAGGTTTATTAGAAACAACATCTTTGTTAGTGACCATACCCTTGCCGCTACCAGTAGACTTACCGCCAGTGGACTTGCTACCAGCAGTAGATTTGCCACCTGAGTTTTTTGTTTTCTTACCAGCAGGACTTCCAAGTGCTACGTATGCAGCATTCTTTAAACCTTTGGCTTTAGCACGACGACGTTGCGCAGCACTTTTCTTTTTGACCATAGGTCCACCAGCACGGTTAGAAAATGTGTTGGCAAAACTTACCAATTCATCAGGGTTCATTGACATCAGTTTTTCCTTTATATAGAAATGGTGGGCAGGGCTTTTATCCCTGCCCACCATTATATTATTTGTTCCCTAGGCTAGAATGCTTACGCAGTCTTGGCTGTGAGTTTACCTTGCTTCTTAGCGTTGCGGCAAGTAAGGTTGCCGTAGCACATAATCAAAGCATACGAAGCGTCCATGTTTTCAGGACGAACGAAAGCGGTTTGTGAGAACCACTTGCCACTGTGACCGACCAACGTGAGGTACTTGGAGTTCAAGAAGTACATTACACCAGCGGTGCAACCCGTATCGTAAACAACAGGAGCAGCCTTGAACAACAGGTTTTGGAAACCAGCGTCAGCAGTCTTGGTGTCAGTGTAACGCAACTGTGGTTGAAGCAATGCCTCATACTTCTCAAACAAAGTCTGAGTTGTAAGAACCATGTCAGGATGGTCGTTACCAACAGAAACCGTGTTGTATGCGGTAGCCATCTGTGCAAGCGTCAAAGCACCTGCAGTGTTTTCCTCATACGAACGCCAGTATTCGTTACCAGCAGTAGCACGGTTAATGTTACCAACAGTACCCGAAGCCTCAACAATGTTTCCAAGACCATTCCAGTCCTTGCCACTGTTACCAGTGCCATCGGCGAAGAACATGGTGTTAAAACCTTCACGCATTGATTCCTCAGCCTGCATGATTTTGGCTTCCAACAAGTTGATAACTTCTTGTTCGCCGTTGTTCTTGGCTTCTTCAATACCGCTGATTGCGATAGAAGCAGCATACTGCTTCCATTCGTATTCTGCAGCAGTGATACCTGTTTGTGCTGTCAACGCCACAGTGTCATAACCTGAGTACGATGCAACAGTAGAGTTCTGACCATAAATCAATGGTTCAACAATTTTCGTACCACCATTAAGCATGCGGATACGACCCTTGTCTTGCAAGAAGTATGTAAGTGGACGGGCAGTAAAGACGTTGTCGGTCAACTGGTCACGATAATTCGCAAGCGTAGTTGACAACAGTGCGTCAAAGTTAGAGTTAGACATTAAATTTACCTCCTAAGGTAAACTAGAATTTATAGTGATGCGTTTAATTGATTCTTGGCAGCAGCCCAAGCATCACGCAAACTAGTTATAGGCGCATTAGGTTCCGCACTAGTAGTGTTACTAGCACTAGAACCACCTGATACAACAGAAGCCTCACGTTTCGCCTGCACAACTCCAGCCTCAATCTGAGCCTGTCGTTCCTTGGCTAACCGTTCAGTTTCTTGCCGAGCCATAATTTTGTCAAACGCAAGTTGCTTATAGGTACTTTCAAGGTCAGTAGTGTTCTGCCGTAAAGCAGTAGTGACTACTTCGTTAACGTCAAAATCCTGATACTTAGATTGTAAACGAGACACTTCTCGTTCAATCTCCTGCTGAGACTTGTATTCCTCAAAGGCAGAGACACGTTGATTAAGTTGACGTAACTCTAGGTCCCTAGGGTCCATAGATTCTTCATCAAATTCTTCAACCATATTGGTAGCAGCCTGACGGCTGATACCATAATGTCTTGTTAGCATATCAATCGTTGCTTCAGGGTCACGTTGCAAGGCAGATTCTAAAGCAGCAGCAAACTGTAGTTGTTCACGTTGCTGACTTAATTCCTGAGTCTTACGAGTGTAATCTGATTGACGCTGATAACCAGCAAGTGCTTCTGTCAAAGGGACATGAAGTTCCTCACCATCCATCTTTACAGGTACACGGTATTCCGCATAATCCTGAACCGATAACATGGGTACATCAGGTGTTTGACTTACCTCAGACGGACTAACGGTTGACCCAACTTGGGGTTCCACATCGGCTGATACTGCGACTTCGTCGCTCATATTTATATTCTCCTAGAGTCCGTAGAAAATGGTTGCTCTATATATAGAAAACGTTGTTCCCTAGATTGGTGGTTGTCCCTGCATACCCTGCAGTGCTGCCATCATTTCGGGTGGCATACCACCACCGTCAGGTGGTGGACCAGCCTGCATAGGTGGCATTCCCCCACCAGGACCCATAGGTGCGCCCTGAGGACCCTGTGGGGGTCCCTGAGGGGCTTCAGGACCCATAGGCTGTTCAGGTGCAGCCATAAATATCTCAGGGTTCTTAATCCCAAAACCATTCTGCAACACGTAACTAGCCAACTCTTTCATGTTCACCAAACCAGTTTGAACAAACGGTGCCATAGCATCAACCAACTGGAGTGCCGACTGGCGACGGAAAGATTCATTATGAGGCTGGGTTGAACCGCCAACTACTTCAAAGTCAAAGTCACCTTCAAGATATTCACGGTCATACTGAACCCATAATGGTTCACCATCTTTACCCATGACACGGGCAACCTGTTCACCACTCATGAACTGGTGAGCCAACGCAACCATGCGTCGTCCCACCTCAGAAATAGCCAACTCAACAGTAGCCAACTTATCTGCAGTACGTGCGTTAGCAGCGTCCTGCAACAAGTTCGCTTCAGTAGCAGTACGTCTAATTTCAGGGGTACCACCACGCTGATACTCAGTAACCCCTGAGATACGGTCAATGTCACCAGTGATTAACTCTGATTGATTATAAAACTCAGGAGGGTTAATCACGGCAGGCATAGGGGCAATGACACTAGTTAAAGGTTCATCCGAAATAACAGGAACCATAACGTTATCTTCTTGCGACTCTAAGGCTGTGCGACCCAACTGGTCAAACGCAGATTCCTTGTACAAGTATTTACGTGCGAACCGTTTACGATGGTTCATCATTTGCGTACGTGTCTCATTAAGTTCACGTTGCATTGGTTCAATCTGTTCCAAGTCACCAATAGGATAAAAGTAATCAGGCACATCATAGTTGCGCATCATTACAAAAGGATGACCAAAAGAATACGGCATCTTAATCGGCTTCACCAAGAACTGTTCGCCACCAGCACAAAACACTGACATAGACTTGTTAGTCACATCATAGTATTCCCAAATCTCAGCGTACCCATAAGTCTTATCGTTAACCTTTTTGCGACTAGGGTCATCGGCGTAACGACCAACAGTCATCGGGGCAGCATCTTCACGAGCCAAACGATTATATCGTTTGTCCGATTTAACTTCCTTTAATGGACGACGAATACGTTGGGCAATCCACTTAATGTCATGCATGCTAGTAGCGTCAGGGTCCACAAAAATATCAAAAGGCGAAACACGTTCAGCGAAAGGAGAATCAGTAAGAATAACTGTATTAGGTGTACCCTCATTACCTTCAACATCAGCATCAGAGATATCGGCATCATTGCCAACTGCTTCTTCTTCAACAAACCTATAGCCAACTTTCATCCAGCCATGACCAAACATGACGAAGTCTTTAACGCTACGACGGAACTCCGAACGGATATCACGGAACCGCCACCAATAGTTTACTACAGCCTCAGCGATAACAGCCTTAGCAGCATCCTCATGGTTAACAGAGTTAACAGTAATCTTAGGATAGTTAACCGAAATGCTAGGTGCAATAACGTTAACGGTAGCAAACACTACGTTAACAAGCAACCTGTCCTCGTCACTATAGTAGTCGTATTGTCTACCACGATACAAGTCAACTAAACGCCGCCACATAGCGTCGTAACCTTCTTCTTTACGCCAACGTTTAGACGTTTCTAAACGTTGGTTATAATCCTTCAGTTGGTCTTGACTTGATTTACGTGCCATTATTTAGTGCGACCAAACCCTGAATCGTTTGGGTTCAACCAACGCAACAGCGGTGGTAGAACCGCAGCAGCAGCAGCGGAGACAAAAGCCCCCACATCATGATTACCTGCAAGATACACAGCCAGTCCAGCACCAAGTGCTGAACGAACATATGATTCAAAAATAGGTTTAAATTCTGCTATCAACTTATCCATCGTGACTCCTAATGTGTTCATCTAATTTATCGTGTATCTTATCAACTTTAACAACCATGTGTTCCAACAAACCCCTAGATTCTGCATGCTGGTCAGTGTTCTCTTTACGTAATCTTTGTAAGATTACTACAACTGGACCAGTGATTACAGCAACCACAATCGGAACAAACCAATACATACTATACCCAACGAGTCCCTACTGGCTCGGCATTATAACCATT